AAATACATCCAATCCAATCACAACTTTCGTAATAATCTCTATTGTATTTTGGGTCTGGCAAATCATCCCATATGTGATAAAAGAATAAAGGAACTGATTGACGAATCTCATGTTCAATATCATATAACCAAATCCAATAACGAGGGTCGGTAAAGTGTAGAATTGCATCTGGTTTTTCAATCATTAATAATTGACGAATCACATCTGGATTACCATATCCATCATACGGATATATTTTTACACATGCATCAGCAACACCCGTTCTTGATCTAACATCATCATTTAAATCAAATACTTTTCCAGCTTCCGGATGTTTGATTGCAGCTCCTAATTGTACCCAATCATACTTATCAACTGTCCCTAGTACTAATTGTTTGGAAACATTGGCTATACCACTAGCCATTCGTAAGTCATCTGAAAGTAACAGAATTTTCTTTTTTGCCATAACTTATTATTCTTTTATTAAAATTGTGAACCACTTACTTGTAGTACCGTGTATTCGTTTAATTGTTTTCTAAATTCTTTGTTTTTTGTGTAAAGGTCTAATGTTCTATTTACTAATTTTTGAAAATTTATACCACCCTGTATTGATGTTATTTTAAAATCTTCATCATATAACTTTTGTATAACCTTAACAGTTGTTAATTTTAATTCTGCCATAATTGTTGATAATTTATATATACATATATATGATATAAAATTATTTTCCATTACAATATTTTCCGTAGAACTCACACCATCCACATAATTTTGACGGTTTTGTTATATAATCAATATCCGTTCTATAATTACCATCTTTATCAAACACAGTTTCTACAAATTCAGTAAATCCTTTCCATGCTTTGTTTATAGACGGTTTACCATTGGCAGGAACATGTCTACTCATTCTATGTGTTGGTATATCTTCAACTACTTCAACTTTTCTTTTTAAGATAATAAATTCAACATCAATCATATCTTCAGAAATACCAATTAATTCTGCGTAAAATTTCTTATACAAAAGTATTTGTGAATTTTTAACAGCATCTGATTTTTGGTATTTACTCCAACCTCTTGTAGATGTTTTAAAATCTATAATTTTATACTTTCCTGTAAATGTATCTCTGATAATTAAATCTATAAAACCCATAAAGTTTACATTCTCTGCAATCTTTGTGTTTATAGGTTGTTCAATTGCTACTAATTCATCGTGTTTTAACGAAAAGAATTTATTAAAGTTTTTAGGTTTTTGAAACCAATCTAATAGAACATTTCCATCTTCTAAAAACTCTACCATTTCTTCTTTTGTACAAATTGTAGTGTTTCCAATTTCTCCACCGGATTCTTTTAAGTATGCATCTCTCATTCTTTCTTTTAGATATACTTTTAAGTCAATCATTTTATCCGCTTGGGATTTTGATATTCTTAAACATTTCTCTAAATAGTTTTGTAGAGTTTCGTGCATTGCTGTTCCGAAAATACTATGGATGTTTGAACTAGATTCGGATAATCCGTCTATATAACTTAATTTGTATTGTTGTGGACATGTATGCCACATACTATATTGTGAAAATGATACTCTTGCCATAGATGTAATATAACTAAATTATTTGGATTTACCAAATTATATCTTAAGTTTTAATTTAGTTACTTGCTTCTTATCTACTGCATATTTTTCACAAACATATTTGATATATTCTCTACCTTCTCTGGTTGAATAAAGAATTTCTATATAATCGTTTGCTTGAACTTCCGAACAATCGTATTCCTTTTTAATTAAATCAACTAAAAAAGATTCGTACTTATCTTCCGATTTTCCTTTAATATATTTTAAATAATATTTTCCTTTTGGAATAACACTAATATACAATTTATACATTTCCTTTGGTTGTAATGTTTGTGTCAAAGGAAGTAAAGTTGCAATCAACTCAACCCACTCAGGTTTCATAGAAAGAAAACGATTAATCATAAAATTACTCCATGATTTCAAATCTTCTTCCGTTAGTTTATCAAAGTACTTTGGGTCTTGTTCAGTTGTTACTGCATTAATATGGTCAAATAACTTTTTGGCTGCCATTATTCAATGATTTTTGTTTCTTGTAATTCTTGTGGTAATAACTCATTTAAAGGTTTACCGCAACTTGCACAAAGATATAATTCAATTGGCATTACTGAATCTTTTGCTCCACCTGTCAATAGACGTGATATTTTTTTAAATCTATATCCTGGCATAAATACTTTTCCACCGCAATCACATTCCATGTCTCTTGCATCATTTAAGTTAAAATTAGGTGGTAATTGGTTCATTTGCTCTTGCATAATTTTTTATTTTATAATGTTTAATATTTGTATAATTGTTGAAGTGAATACGATTTCTTTATCCACCACTAGTGCATCTTTTGATAATCCTTCTGCAATTGTAACTATCACATTTGCTGTATTTCCACTTGCATAATCATCAACCTTATCATACAACATTGAATACATTTCTGAATAATCATTTAATTTATTATCCGCAACTGCTTGTCTAATTTTCATAAACACATTTCTCTTATCATCATTTGACTTCAAAAGGTCAATCAATTTAGTTTGGAAATTTGATTCAACCATAATCTGATGGTCAACTTTCAATTCACCTTTTGCAGATTGTAATTGACAAGTATTAAGTATTCTTCTAATATCTGGATAATAAGAATTGATAATATCCGCCATATTTTTTGGTTCATACTTAATGTTTTCAGCCTCTAAAATTCTAGCTACTTGAACCGCTACATCCTTTTTTGTAGGTGGAGTAATTGCAAATGATTGACATCTACTTTTGATTGGATCAATAATCTTTTCATGATAATTACAAGTTAAGATAAAACGACAATGTTTACTAAATGTTTCCATTAAGTTTCTCAAAATCGCCTGTGCTCCAGGTGTCATATAATCAAACTCATCTAAGATAATAATCTTAAATCCTGCAAAACCCATTGATGATGCAAAGTTCTTTACTTTGTTACGAACTGTGTCCACATTATTTTCATCTGATGCATTGATAATCATGCTATCACACTTAATTGTATTTACTATTAACTTTGCTAATGTGGTCTTACCTGTACCTGCTTTGCCATACAAAAGTAAATGTGGAATGTCGTTATTATCCAAATATTGTTGTATTGTTTCTTTTACAGTTTCATTTCCTACATATTCGGAAAGTGTTTGTGGGCGATACTTTTCTACCCATAATGTATGTTCTCTTTTAGAAACATCGTTTGCGAAAAAACTCATATTATTATTTTTTTATTTACCAGTTGAACCGAATCCGCCTTCGCCTCTTTCTGTGTTAGATAATTCATTTACTTCTTCAAATTCAATAGTTGGATATGGAATAATCATAATTTGGCAAACTCTATCACCAACTTTGTAATTTTCTCTTTCTACATTATCTATTCCTTGTATTTTATTGAATGTAGCTTGTAACTCCCCTCTATATCCACTATCTACTACACCAACTGAATTACTCAATTGTAAGTTTGTTTTTCTAATAGATGAACGAGGAAAAATCAATCCTACAAATCCTTCAGGTATTTCTAATGCAATACCCAATCCATATGTAATTGAACCTAGTGTTTCACCTATAATTGATGTAGCAACTAAATCCATTCCTGCGTCTCCATTCTTTGCATAAGAAGGAACTACTGCCTTTTCATTTAATTTCTTTATGTTTACTTTCATTTTTTTCTATTTTACTAATATACAAATAATTTTTTAAAATGCAAAGAATTTCTTTGCAGTTTGTGCACCTTCGGATGCTTTTTCCCATTTAAGAGCGTTATAAAAATCATCTAATTTATTTTCTAATTCCGATTTATATATCTCATCCCTATCAATGTATGTTTCTATAAATTCCATAACTTCTTTAGGGTCATTATAATCTTTAAATGCTAATCCTTCTAGTCCTAATGGATTTTGTCTTAGATATACCCATTTTACTTTATCACCATCTCTGATTGGTTCGTGTTTATATGGACAATTGAAGAATTTTAATAATCTATTGTATGCTATTCCGGCTTTAACGTGTGCAGGTGTTCCTTTTTCAAATTCTGCAACCGGTTTACCCTTTTCCCATCTTCCATTATCATACTTACTTAACTCTTTAATTGCTCCACCTTTTGCAATTGTATTTACAGGAAGTTCTGGTAAACTCTTTTTAAATTTTAATAATGTATCATCAATATATTCATTGTTTTTACCCATTAGAATATCTTTTAACATTGTAGACATGAACTTCTGAAATGCTTTTGGGAATGATGACCGAACCACATCCAATCCTTTTACATCCAATTTATCACAAGGAATACCATTCTTCAAAATCATCCATTGTGCATATCTTTTCTTTGCTACCCAAAATCCGGCTTTACTTATGTATTCCTTCTTAATTTCAAATCTATGTTTCTCTTTTGGAATACAAAAAAATCTTTCTGCTAATAGGTCATAAAATTTATTAAGGAATGTTTGTGTTTCTTCCGCAATAGTATTTACCTCTTGTGCCATTCTCTTCTCATCAAAGTTCTTATAATCAGGGTATCTATGTTTTACCAAAGGTTCTGCCATCATATAGATTGAATCCGTATCAATATACACATTGTAATCTTCTTTCGTACCCAACTCTTTCCAATATTTGATGTTAGCCATCTCAGCAGTTTTCTTAATTACTGTTTGACCAGTAATTGTAACCGCTTCCGCATTATCAATATCATAGAAACGAAATGCAGGTAATCCTAACACACCATACATTGAGTTCAAAAGAATCTTTTGTACCAATTGTCTTTTAGCGTAAAACTCATATTTTTCGTTATCACCCGCTTCACCATATTTCTTTTCTAATTTTCTGAACTCAACTCTTTGTTGAAACCATGTATTAAGGATATCCGCAATCAAACCTGGTTTATCCTGATTATATAGTACTCCGTTTGCAGCGATACCCAAATTACTATCTTTGATTACATCTGCAAGTTCCTGTTTTGTATATTCATATTCATCACCATCCTTACCGATTATTCTATACATCCTATCTTCACCTTTAATCCATTGTTCCGGGTCCCAATTTTGTACCTTACCAATCTTTGTTTCTGGACTGATGTTTAGGGTCATAATAATTGATGGATATAGAGATGTTAAATCCAAGTCATAAATCCAATCATACTTTCCAACGATAGGTTCTTTAACATATGCTCCAATAAATTTTTCCTCATTGTTATCACGAAGTGCCTGCATTCTTTCTTTCCTATCTTTTGGTTTATTTGGTGATACTAAATTTTTAGTTTTTAGATATGCCAAACATGCTCCTTCTAAGTACTTTGATGAATAAATGTAATCTTCATATGGAACAAATCCGGCGTGACAAATCGCTCTACATAAATCAATGAATTGTAATTTACTATCCATTGCTACAACAAGGTCTACGTCCACAATATTATATTCAATGAATTTTTCTAAATCCTCTTCAAATAAATCATCTAAACTTCCTTCATACTCTACCTTACCTCTACCCAATTCTTTGGTTGCAATGTGGTTAAGGGTGTATGAACTTTCTAAACCATAGTTATAGTTTTTATAAAGATTGATGTAATCTAAAATTGATACACCACCAAAACTCCATTTCTCTCTATATGGAGACCAGAAAGTTTGTCCGATTGGTGATAATCTTTTTGCATGACCTTCTCCACATACATTTTTTAAACGATTGTAAAGATATGGAATATCAAAAAAATCTATATTCCAACCCGTTAAAATAGTTGGGTTAATTTCCTCGTAATAATTAAGGAAAGCAAGTAAGAGATTTTTCTCGTTGTCGTAAATGTGAATAACAACTTTTCTCCCATCTTTGCTAAAATTGTTTGCATTATTTTTAACTTTTTTATGTTTATCTAAAACAAATACATCAAAAACACCAGTTGCTCCAT